TGATATAGCTGGTAATACTGCAAAAATGGCTGATTCAATGGATGCAACTGAAGAAGAATTGAAATATTTGCGGGATATAGCTGAACAAGAAGTAATTAATAGGTTTACTACTGCTGAAATTAAAGTTGAAATGCCGGTTAATGCAAGTATAAATAGTGAACTTGACATTGATGGTATAGTTGCTCATTTAGAAGACAAGGTTTATGAAACAATGGTAATAGCTGCGGAAGGGGTGCATGAATAATGGCTTATAATTTTTATATTGATGGTGTTCAATTGCCAATTGCACCTTCCAAACTTCAAACTAAGATTTCAAACAAAAATAAAACCATCATGCTAATAAATGAAGGTGAAATAAATCTTCTTAAACAACCAGGTTTAACGGAAATTGAATTTGATGTAATTATTCCACAAGTGAATTATCCTTTTGCAACCTATGTAAATGGATTTAAACCTGCATCATATTTCTTGGATAAATTTGAACAGTTAAAAACCAGTATGAAACCATTTCAATTTATTGTATCAAGGGTTTCACCTGGTGGGAAACTTTTATTTGATACAAATATAAAGGTATCACTTGAAGATTATGCCATTACTGAAGATGCAAAAAATGGTTTGGATTTAGTTGTTCAAATTAAATTGAAGCAATATAAAGATTATGGAACAAAAACAGTAGTGGTTAAAACAGTGAGTTTATTCAATCAATCAGCAAGTAAAGTTACAACAGTATCAACCATAAAAACCAGAGAAGTATCAAAACCAATACCTAAAACTTATAAGGTTGTGAAAGGGGACACTCTTTGGGGAATATGTAAAAAATATCTTGGTAATGGTTCAAAATATCCTGAAATAGCAAAACTAAATGGAATTAAGAACCCTAATTTAATTTATCCTGGGCAGGTGATAAGGCTTGAATAATATTGAACTAATCATACAAAATGGTTCAAATATTTATTATCCAGTTGTTGAAGAAAGTATCACCTGGGAAACTGCAAGAAAAGGTGTTCCAGGAATTCTCAACTTTACAGTTGTAAAAGATGAGGTTCTTAATTTCCAAGAAGGTAATGCAGTAAGATTAAAAGTTGATGGTAACAATGCTTTCTATGGATTTGTTTTTAAAAAAGAACGTGATAAAGGGAACACCATCCAGGTAACAGCTTATGACCAACTGCGGTATTTAAAGAATAAAGATACTTATGTTTATACCAATAAAACAGCAAGTGATGTTGTAAAAATGATTGCAGCAGATTTTAAATTAAATGTTGGAACAATTGAAGATACTGAATATATCATTGCTTCCAGGGTTGAGGATAATAAAACCCTGTTTGATATAATTCAAAATGCATTGGATTTGACTTTACAGAATAGAAAAAAGCTTTATGTTTTGTATGATGATTTTGGGAAACTTACTTTGAAAAATGTTGAATCAATGAAATTGAACCTGATGATTGATGATGAAACTGCTGAAAATTATTCTTATACATCATCAATTGACGGTGAAACCTACAACAAAATTAAATTATCCTACGAAAATAAAGAAACCAGTAAACGTGAAATTTATATTTCCCAAGACACAAGTAATATAAATCAGTGGGGGGTTCTTCAATATTTTGAAACTATTGAAGAAACCACTAATGGAAAGGTTAAAGCTGATGCACTGCTTTCACTATATAACCGTAAAACAAGAAATTTGACCATAAAAAATGCTTTTGGTGATGTTCGAGTTAGGGGTGGAAGTAGTATTATTATTAATTTAAATCTTGGGGATGTGATTGTTAAAAATTATATGATTGTTGAAAAGGTCAAACATACATTCAAAAATAATGAACATTTTATGGATTTAACATTAAGGGGTGGTGATTTCATTGCCTAATTTAGTTGAACTAATAAAAATGGTAGCCTTGGATGCAATAAAAGAATCTAAACCAACTGCTATTCTGTTTGGTAAAGTTATAAGCATATCACCACTAAAAATTAATGTTGAACAAAAATTAACATTAACTGAAGCACAATTGATTCTTACTCATAATGTAGTTGATTATGACCTTGAAATGACAGTTGACCATGAAACTGATTATACTGGTGGTGGAACTGGCGATTTAGCATTCGATTCACATAACCATACTTACAAAGGAAAAAAAGTTTTTAAAGTTCATAATGGATTAAAGGTTAATGATGATGTTATTCTTGTTCAAATGCAAAGTGGTCAGAAATTTATTGTTTTAGATAAGGTGGTGAAACTATGATTCCAAGCGTAAATGACAATTTACAGCAAGATTTTGAAATTGAAGAACAACCAACATATACCTACAAATTAAATATTGACAGTGATTCCATAATTGGTTTTACTGATGGTTTAGAAGCCATGAAGCAAGCAATATATTTGATTTTGAACATAGAAAGATATAATTATCTTATTTACTCTTGGAATTATGGAATTGAACTTACTGATTTATTTGGGCAACCAATACCTTTTGTGTTACCTGAATTGAAAAGAAGAATTACTGAAGCATTAACACAAGATGAAAGAATTCAAAGTGTTGATGCTTTTTCTTTTGAAGTAAACAAAGGAAAAATTCATGCGACTTTTACAGTACACACAATATATGGTGATGTTGAAGCAGAAAAGGTGGTGAGTATATAACCATGTATGAAAATATTACTTATGAAGTAATCCTTCAAAGAATGCTTGACAGAGTTCCAAACAATATTGATAAACGGGAAGGTTCAATAATATATAATGCTCTTGCACCTGCTGCGGTAGAACTTCAGAATATGTATATTGAATTTGATGCTATTTTAAATGAAGCTTTTGCTGATACTGCGACAAGGGAATATCTTATCAAGCGGTGTGCTGAAAGAGGTATAATTCCTGAACCAGCAACCAATGCAATTTTAAAAGGTGTATTTAATATTGATGTTCCAATTGGTTCAAGGTTTTCATTAGATGATTTGAATTATGAAGTTATTGAAAAAATTTCAAACGGTGTATTCAAGTTAAAGTGTGAAACTGCCGGAATTGTAGGGAATCAACATTTTGGTTCATTAATTCCAATTGATTATATTGATGGGCTTACATCAGCAGAACTTGTTGAAGTTCTTATCCCTGGAGAAGATGAAGAAAAAACGGAAGATTTAAGAAAAAGATATTTCAACAGCTTTAGTTCACAGGCTTTTGGCGGAAACATTGCTGATTATAAAGAAAAAACAAATGCAATTCCAGGTGTTGGCGGTGTTAAAGTTTACCCAACGCCAAATGGGGTTGGTGGTACTGTAAAACTTGTCATTATTGATTCAACCTTTGGTGTGCCAAGTTCAACCCTTTTAAATACTGTTCAAACTATAATTGACCCTATTCCAAACCAGGGAAAAGGGATTGGTATTGCACCAATAGGACATGTGGTAACTGTTGAAGGTGTTACTGCAACAACGGTTAATATATCAACAAACATCACATACCAAGAAGGCTGGACTTGGGCTGATGTTGAACCCTATGTTCATGAAGCAATTGATATTTATTTCCTTGAACTTGCCAAAAGTTGGGCTAATGAAGAAAACCTAATTGTTAGAATTAGTCAAATTGAAACAAGGCTTTTGAATGTTGCTGGTATTATTGATATTGCTGATACAACCATAAATGGTTTGGCGCAAAACCTTATCCTTGATTCTGATAGTATTCCAGTTAGGGGTGAGGTCATTGGATAGGAATTTAATTGACTATCTTCCCCAAGTATTAAAAGAAGTCAGAGAATTGAAATTAATTTTTCAAAGTGAACAAATTGAAATTGAAAAGTTATGGGATGCACTTGAAAATGCTTTGAATGACCAATTTGTTGTTGATTCAACAGAATATGGTGTTTCAAGGTGGGAAAAAATCCTGGGAATTATTCCAAAAGCAACTGAAACATTAGATGCAAGGAAATTCAGAATTTTAACTAGGTTGAATGAACAGCTTCCATATACTATGAGAACATTAAAGCAGCAATTGGAAGCATTATGTGGGAAAGATGGTTATTCAATTAAACTTTATAATGATGCTTATACTATTGAAGTAAAAGTTAATTTGATTGCTAAAAGTAACTTTGATGATGTGGGTGCCTTATTGCAAAGGGTTATTCCTGCAAACATGATTATTGATTTAAAACTAATATACAATCAACACTTAACATTGAAACAGTTTACACATGCCCATTTGCAAACTTATACACATAATCAATTAAGAAGTGAGGTATTAGAATAATGGCTGATAAAACTACTAATTACAATTTAATAAAACCAACACCTGATGAGTTTTATGATATTGAAGTTTTTAACAGCAATGCAGACATTATAGATGCTGAATTAAAAAAGCTTAATGATAATATGGATAATCATATTGATAATGAAATTAATACTGAAGAAGGGGTTCATGGAATAAGGTGGTTTAATGATAAACTTGAATTTTTTGATGGTTCAGATTGGATTGAAATTGAAACTGGTGGCGGTGGTGTTCCTCCATCTAATGTCATCAATCCATCTATCATTGTTGGGAATTCCCAACTTACAATCAAATGGGATGACCCTGAAGATACTGTTGTTGATGGTCAACTTATTTCTACTTGGGCGGGAACAAAGCTTGTAAGAAAAGCTGGAAGTTACCCTGAAGATGAAAAGGACGGGGTTGTATTGGTAGATAACAAGGTAAGGGGTGCTTATGCTTCCACTGGATTTGTGGATTCAGGGCTTACCAATGGCACAACATATTATTATCAATTATTCCCTTATAATGATTTAGGTGCAGTAAATAGAAATGAAGCAAATAGGCTTTCTGGCACACCACAACCTTATAAAATTTATGGTGTGCAAATTGACCTTACAAACAGTAACCCTGAAACAGCAGTAACTTATACAGATGATGCTGTTGACATGACTGGCGGGGATGCTGCTTGGGATAGTATGGCAATATTCAAGGAC